ATTATGAGAAAGCATGAACTGTGTTCGTAAGGATTTCGGAACTCCTTCGGGATACCGAGTCGGTCCTTAGAACTTAGTATTAGGGTCTATTGACTCTAATTCCAAGTTTGTGAGGAGGGATACTCAATGACGGTAGTCCTTGAGTATACTTATTAATATAAGTATCCTCCCCAAACTCCCAGGTTTCTGTTTCCGGATGTTCCGGATCCCAGAAACCGTAGTCCAGTGCTGTAATTTGATTAATATCAAAATACCACTGTGGAACCATGTTGTCAATCGCGATAGCGATTTGGCGGCTAGTTAACGATTCGGCACCATCTGCAAAAGCAATGATGCCTTCATCGTCTGCATATGGCCAGACCTTATTTTTATAAGTTCGGACATATGGATGGGTGTTGAAGGACTTACGTTCTTCTTTACCCATTAAGAGCTCCTGGAAGAGATTTCCTCTGGTAGCTCTCTTGGCAAATTCTTCTATCGAGAGTATGCCATCATCCGCTGCGAGGGCTATTGTCTTCTTAGCGTTAAAATTAGGGTCAGGATAGCGCTGTCGCACTTCCTGCCAGCTAATTGCATTGATCATATTTGGGTAATCACTCAATTGACCAATGATTCGCTGCTGGAGCTCTTGAATACTTTCAATCCCTCTGGTAGCGATGTTTGTGTTAAGTTGACGAAAGATTCTTAAGTCAGCTTTCACATTTAACCCCAGAAAGGCCTTATATATAAGTCCTTTATGAGGTTCCGGTGAGTCTTTGAGAAACTGCTGTAACTCATGGCTCATTCCCAAGCCAAACCCACCAACTTTTGTTGGTAAGTGTATGGCTGCAAACGCACGAGGATTTACTGCCTTTTTAGGTAGTAGTTCTCCCATACGTTCTACAAATAAGGCTCGTATACTAGCCTTCTTTGTCTCTGTAAAGAATCTGCTATCTCTAGGTAGCCATTCTAAACAGCCTCCAAGTTGCTGTGATTTACCAATCGCAACATTCTTGTTATCCTTCTTGATCATAGTCGATTGACCACGTTCAATAAGTCTAACCTTTACAGAGTCCACGATAATGGATAGACTATAGTCGTCTCTGTTAAAAGGTTGTTTATACCTCAGATTTTCTAGATTTAGTAATCTTTCGGTATATTTTACACATCTTCTAGAATAGCCATGCTGTCCTGGAGAGATGTGGGAGCCTGCCAACCCATGATTATGGGTTATCTGGTTTAGATAGGAGATTGGCCCCTTTGCTAAGTGGTCATCACCTCCTATATGTAGAAACCTCCAGTCCCTATAGGGAGCTGGGTCGTTGCTACTTAACATCTCCTCAGCACCACAGTGCTCAAGAAATGATAACTCTTCAATCGATAGATTTAAGAGAGTTAATGATGGTTTAGCGATAGCTTCACCCATCATAATTCCGACCTTGGATAAGACAGAAGTCTCGTCCGGGAAAAGAACTAGTCTTTGTCCAATAGTATTTAAGACTAGATCAACATAGTCAGGCCTAAACGATAGTTTTGCCCCTTCTATGTAAGCTCTGAGGATTGATTTTGTCAACTCCCATTGCTGTGCATTGGTAGCGTCCTTTAGGTCGCTAGACAATACTGCATGCCCTTTTGGGAGCGATAGCTCCTTCATGCGGCATAGACCCTTGACGGCTTCCCAAGTCTGATCCTGTCGGTGAAAACTTGAGAATACTGAAGGGTGATACTTCATTGAATCAATCAATAGATGACTCAAAGGAGATTGTAGCACGTTCAGCCAATAGTCTGAAAGTGTGACATGACGAGCTTTGTTTCCCATCTCTGGGACAACCTCAGCTCGTAATACTGGTAGTTGCTTTAGCTCTCGCCAAGCGACATACAGTATCTGAGACCCCGTGGCTTCATCAAGCCCATGGAATCTCCCAGGCTGCTCCTTTATTAAGTAGTAGCTTTCGAGGAAGACCCGATCATCTATGATCGGTTCCTTCCTAAACAAGGTTTTCCAGAGTGGTATTCCACCCTTTTTCCTTGCAAGACCGAAGGGAGTATTCTCCTCTGAGTCTTCAAGAGGTATTTCGAGAAGTATTCTTCTCATTGCCTCCATTACGGCTTTTGCCTGACCGCCTTTGGCGACGGAATGGCCGTATTCGCCGGAAGAAGTTACAGATATGTGACTTTCTCCAGCGTTAAGGTTGGGACGGATCTTTCGACAGATGGACCCGACCCTCCTTGCAGCCATTGAGAGTCTGAATACAAACTCTTCCGATGGCTTAAATTCAGATTGAAGAACATTTTTGAACTTCTCTCTAGAATCTAACTCCGTGACAATTCCCATATATGGCATTTGTCTTGTAGAAGTTAGGTGAGATATATGTTGCAATAGTAACATATTGTACTCACCACGGTATACGCTATTAATATAGCCTATACCGTTCAGCAGCCTGAATATATTCGTGGCTGCCGGAACCTTGAGCTCCCCTATTGTGGAGGTCTTGGCTAGTGTGTGGAATAGATAATTTGTCCATTCCTTCCACTGATCGACGAGGTCCTTCAGATTTGAGGAACCTACGGCGAAGACTTTTCTAACTAGTTTCCTAATTAGTAAAAGTTCACTGGACTGATCCAAGAATACTTGTTCATCAGCCAGCCAAAGAGAATCGACGAGTCCATTTATGAACTCCTCTATCCTCTTAAAGTGGTTTATTGGTCTACTGACCAATACACCACTTAATTTCATTCCTAATCCGATATCTCGGGTTAGTAATCTCTTTAAACCCTCCTGTTGGAAGGTATTGAAGTATCTTTTCCTCTTTTCAAACTTTTGTTTGGAGAGGGATCGACCCCTATAGGTCTCCGATAGGAGACTACCATGGGGCATCCTATAGAAGAGTCTATTGACTCTATCCGTAGGATTAGGGTTTCCCAAGACGGGCAATAGCCTGTCCCAAGGGGAACTTTTACGGTCCTTACCAACACAGTCCCGAAGGATTTGTGCTTGGATAAGATCTCCGGTAAAGTTCATGCTTTGATTTTAT